AAACCATACTCACATTCTTTTGGGATGAAAGCGCGGGAAAACCAGAAGTACTCCTCAAGTTCCAAAACAAAATATGCGGTGGTTTATACGGAGTTCCACAAACCCGCACACCTGTTTCCGCATACAATGTTTCAATCTTCTTATACAAGGTATCCGTATCTACTCTATTACCCTCTGCCTGATCCATCTGCATATCGGAAAATATCGCCAAAGTCAACCCCGAAATATCTTCCTGTGTCAATCCCTTTTCAACAATTGCATCCAAGATAACCTTCAACGCATTATAAAATTTCGTTGAATATCCAACCTCACCACGTTGAAGTTCCTTGACACAGTCCACGAAATTTTCACAGTTCTCCAAACTATGCCATGTTGGATTATCACTGAATGACAATACACGCTTTCCCAAAACAGACTTTTCGGCAACACGAATACCGAGCGCAAACGCACAATCCCTTGGATCACCATCCATACTTCCAGAAAAGTCGACCATTGGAATCATGGCCTTCAACGCCACGGTTTGAGTCGCATTATCTCGCCACTGTGCGTTCAACAAGTCAATTTGTTGTTGAACGGATTCACTTGGTGTCTGTCTCAAAAGTTCCATCGCATGAACGGTAAAGTTGTTCAGTCCAACCCGCTTCCCCTTCATAGAGACCTTACCTTCCGTAGCAAGACGAATACGATTCTTGAACGCTTCTGCACATTGGATCCGATCTTCCATTTCGGAACGCTGTGTTCCATCCTTTTTTACATTGAGAAACGCCCGCTTTTGTTTTGCAATCGTAATAGACGTTGTCTTGGAATGGTCAATGACCGCCCAAGTCTTGGCGCACTGCTTGATTTGCACGGTGTCCAAGAACGCATTATTCCTTGACACAATCTTACGATATTCCATGAAACATTTCTTATGTGCACGTTGAATAGATACAAATGTTAAACCAGTTGTCAAATAATGTGAAAAATAATGAAGCGCTAACTCCTTGAACAACCAACCGAATCGCCTACACTTTTCTCGAGGAATCCACTTTGCGCACAAGGATTTCTTATCGACAGACAGGTCATCCTTCGCCAACTGCTCGTTTGTAATTTTGACTGCGTATTGAATCAAAGGATGACTAATTTCGGCACCTTGAATACGACAATATTCACAAAAATACTTGATATCTTTCCAAGAACCGTATGGATGCACATCATCCGCAAAAGTAACACACTTCAAGAGTGCAAACTTGGCCAACTCTGGCCAAAAGTCATACCATAAAAAAATTTGCATATAAGTGAGGTCATACTCACCCTTACCATCCACAATATCTCGTGTGTGAGCACAAATTTTATACATAATAGTAAGAAACTCACTCTTTAAGTTCCCGTTTTCACATTTTGAAAGAGTTGTCAAAATTTCGCGTAACTTCCAAGCAAGTTCATTTCTAGTCTCTTTTGTAGTTCTCACAACCTGAAAACTGAATTGTAGAATTTTCTCTTTGATATTAGTAGACCAAGTATATTCTGCGTGTCCCTTTTCACCATGTTGAATTGGGTGATCATTCAAGAAAGTGTTATTGGAGTCAATCGCTTTGATAAGTGCGGCCATTTTCCACGACTATATATAACTGTGACGGACGCTTTAAGTCATTTTCTTATATGTTTTTTTCCGAGGTTGAAAAACCACACGTTTGGTTTGTTTATTGCTACTACCTATACCTCTTGAACCATTCAACCCACTATGCATTTTATTTTTCTCGATAAATACAAAAATAATACTATTCAAATCATTAAACATGCGAATTGTCTTTTTGAAAGATATTGTATCTATATTGGTATGTTTTGTCAAGAAGTTAGTATCGGTACTAGCATCAGCACCGGCACAGGTATTAGAACAAGAATTAGCGTTCAAAAAAGATTTTACATGAACTGGTTCTATATCAATATTATACTTCAATATAGATAACAAAGTATATCTTTTATTATTATGATAACTTTTATTCAAAAGTAAATTAAACAACTCATCTCTCGTCAATTCATTCAACACACTCATTTTATATTTATCTTGTTTCATGTTTTGAATTTCATTTGAATTATTTACATAAATAGATTGTATTTTAATAGAGGAAACATCTTCTTTATAGAAGTGACTATAATACTTATCATCTTTTTCAAATTCGTCAATCCATGAAGTATCTAATTTTTCATCATTATCCATATTACCAAAAGTTATCTACGTCTATTATTTACAAACATAAATAATGGACATTTTTTACGCCCGTGTTTCTTCCAAAATCTGATAATACTCTTGGACTTTTCTATTCACTTTAATACGCTGGACATCCATATCCTTCAAATAAAGTCCATCCAAACTTCTCACTCGAGAGAGCGCAACATATGTTTGCCCGCATTCAAATATTCCACTCCCAATATCCACCTCAGCAATATCCAATGTTGAACCTTGTGACTTATGAATGGTTAACGCCCACGCAAGTATCAACGGAACTTGTGAAACACCAATTCCGGGTATCTTATCACTCAACCATACATGTTTCACCATGATTCTTTCCATCCCATTATTGAATAAGACCCTTGGAGCACCCGTTAACTCACAAAAACCTGTCACAATTCCCTGACTTCCATTACAAATAGTTACATTTCTATCATCATCTTGAATATTGATAACACACATCACTTGTGCGCCAATCTTCAGTTTCACTTCTTTATCGCATAATAAATTACCTGCCAAATAATCCAGTTCAGTCTTTATCATCATCTCACTAAATGACGAACGTAACATTTTTTCAATCGTCGTCATTTTCCCATCTGTCAAATAATCAATCACATATTTTCTCTCTTCACCATCTAATAAAGACATATTTTGGGTATTGATATTATCTACCTTATTTTTTGTTGGATATAGTTTCGTCGGTTCCATGATTAAATCCGGTGAGCGTTCTCTCCCAACATACTGTAATAAAATCTCATAGGACTTTCTCGAAATCTTTCCTTTACGTATTTGATTCAATATTTTGGAATAGATTTCATCGGTTTGTCGAAAAATACGCACAAGTTGAATTTGACATTCACTTGGAAAAACAATATTCCATTCACTTGACTCAAAACAAAACCGCATTGTATCCGGTTCCTCACGATTACCGACTGGAGGTAGTTGATAAAAGTCCCCTGAAAACACAAGTTGAATACCACCAAAGGGACGACTGTTTTTACGAATAGCCTTTCCAATATGATTCAATGTTTCAAATAAGGAAAGAGACATCATACTCACTTCGTCAACCACTAATATTTCCGTACCTTTCCACATATTTTTTGAATAGCGGTTGTTTTTGACCTTATTTATCAGTTGTTCTATTGAACCTTCTCCTCTTCCAATACCAGACCATGAATGAATGGTTTTGGCTTTACAACCGAGTAATACTGCAGCACAACCTGTTAGAGCGCAAACTTGAATTTTTCGATCACGTAACATTGCACTTGAATAAATCATCTTGATTACTGCCGATTTTCCTGTCCCACCTGGTCCCGTTATAAATATATTATTTCCCGTAATATATTTATGAAATGCTAACTTTTGTTCGTCAGATAACTCGTCTACGCATAACATTTCAACACTATTTACTTGTCTATTAAGTATATATTGTGTTTTTTAAGTCAATTTTTTAGTAATTACTAGTCGACCCAATTATCGTATTCATCTTCGTCATCATCTTGTGATTGTTCATCTTCACCATTTGTGTCATCCGAATATTTATCATCTTGATAACTCCCACCCATTTCATAAATTTTTTCATATGCACCCTCGCCATATAATGAGTTGTAAAATTTTTTATAGTTATTCCATCGGTGAATCATATTTGAAAAAACAACAGACGCTTCCTCTTGAAATGTAATTTGTTCCTGTTCTTGTTCTTGTTCTTTCAACAAATTATAGTCTTTATTATATTCATATTTAATTTTCCTATTTTTATCATAGGATAGTTTTACCCAACCAGGAGGCACTTCATTTTCAATATTATCCATTGGTTCCACTTCCTTTGGTTTCGCCAACGCTGAAGAATAAAAAAAATCTGTTTGTGATTCGTCTTTTGTATTATTTATATTTTTATTCCCTAGTTCAGGAAATGACTCTTTTGAAAAATCAATTTGTGTAATAGGTTCTTTGCGTGTTGTCAAACGATTTTTATTATTATTACCGTTGCCATTACGCTTATTTGGTGGAACATATTTCTTATTAGAACTCATATTGATTTGTCTGTTATTGTTGTTGTTATATGTGTTATCTACTTGACTATAGTATTAATGTTTTAAGTTGTTTTTTAAATATCATCAATATTCAAGTCACCTGCAAACGTATGTTGCTCACCATCCTCAGTCCCATCCAACGCAAGATCCACCGCAACACGATTCGTTACAGTTGATTCATCATTCATTAGACGATAATAGTCATCTTCTGTGGCAGTACTAAAGACAAAGTCTTCATTATCCATGCGACCGGACGAACTAGAACCACCAATATTTGAACTCGCAATGTCATTCGCAACAAACTGTGCGAAGACACTTCTTTGACCGGGAAGTGTCTTCAACTTTTCTTTATCCACATCATTATACACCTCCAACAAATCACATTTATCCAATACCTTATCACTCGCACTTTCACTCGCCCACTCACGGGTGCCAACCAAAACCCATGTACCACGCGTAACAAAATTATCCCTCTTACCCCGCCCCCGAAACTTTCCACGAATGACACACATACGTGTTTTACCGTCGGCGCAAGTAACATGGCACACACCCCCGCCCATAATAGCGGTAACTTGAGCGTATACCTCCGACTCATCCATAGATAGTCGTGTTTTGGCAGCAACTTTTCCAGAAGTAGCAAATTTACGCGCTTGACTCTTATGTCCACTTCCACCTTTTGTATTCTTGACCATTTTACTTATAGTGTTATACTCTGATTATTGTCTTTATTTTGTTTGTTGTTTTATGTGTTTTTAATTCAATTTTTTATTGAATCCTTCACGTCTTTCAAAGTAGGGGGAACCCCCGGTTCCCCCTTGCCCCCTCCCCGCCCTTCGGGGAATTCTAATTCAGTACCTTTTCCCATCACAAGATTTCTTGATGAAAAACTGTTGTAATCTTCCGGGGTTCCCGGTGGATAATGCTGTTTCAAAGTAATTGATTTACTATTTAATTGTAATACTAATGATGTTGTGGATACAACTAGATTTATAAGAGGTAATATTTTATAAATATTATGTGACGGCATTTATTAGGTATATGACATATAAAATTTTAACCAAAAAAAATTGATAACTTTTTCTCTCAACTCTTCAACAATACAACCCAACCACCAAATGAAAGTCATTGAACATTTGAATATTGTTTATAGGATTGGCGCAAACGCACAAGATAACTTTGATATTATCGACCAGTCCAACCCCCAAGATATATGGTTTCATGTAGAAGGAAGACCTTCTTGTCATGTCATTGCGTCGGTTCCAGATAACATGACGATGACCATGACCAAAAAGGAAAAACATAAACTCATTAAAAAAGGCGCGGAACTATGTAAAATACACTCTAAATACAAGTCTGAAAAAAACCTTAAAATTATCTATACAAAGGTGGAAAATATAACCAAAACCGAAACATTGGGTAGTGTTCTCCTTTCTAATGAAAAAATCATTGAAATTTAACCCTCATATGAATGGTCGCCACTGGAACACACAACAATCCCAAAAAACCAAACCAAACCAGCATGTCCACCGGTATCCCAAAATTATGATTTTTAGAGAATAATAAAAATTTTTAGAATAAAGTTTAAAATATCATTACGATTTTTCGAGTGAGACTTAAAAATTATACAAATACTCGGTTAACAGGAGGGGTCGCAGGGGCAGCTACGCATTCCTGGGTTCCCTGCTAGGTTAAAACACAGTCTTTGAATTATATTTGAAAGACGATGACGAAAACAACCCCAATCCTTTTCCCCCAAACTTTTCATAAAACATTGTCCATGTTTTATTATTCACCAAGAGTTGTATACTTTTTCTTTGAATTTCCATTTTTTGCTCATCGGGTTCATAGTTATAATTTTTATAAAACTCTTCTTCTTCATCGGAACCATCCTCAAAAATTACCCGTTTTCTCTCTTCATTTAAAACCCCGCCGTATTTTTCTATTCGTTCTTTCCAAACAGGAGAGAAAGATGCGTAATATTCCCAATGATACCAATAACAATCCCGGATATTTTCTACTCGGTTTCTCTCCAAAGGAAAGAGTGAAAGATAGTTTTCCTCATCAATGGAATATTTATATACAAGTGGAAGTATCTTATACGCACGATAAGTTGTTCTTTCATCCATATACAACATGGTTTCATATACACTCAAATCTTCCTCTTCTCTTTGACCCAAGAACATATTTTTCCCCATTGTCAAACCTTGTTTGAGAGAAAGAATATGAATCACATACGCACACGCAATAACTCTCATTCTATCAATATTTGTAACAGAAGTTGACGCCTGTTTCCATTTTTTCAAATAATGTGACTTCTTTGAGTCATCTAGAAAACAGTCTTGTAAAAAGGAGACTACCATATTATCTATACTTTTACAAGTCTTGGAAAGTAATATAACTTGAATGGTCTCACCATAATCGGCGTCAAAGTTGCTTTGATGAAAGGATGTCATATAAAACACATCACAATTTGAGGGACGATACATCAAATTTTCAATAATTACGCTAATGAGTTTAGGAACACCACACACTTCCTTTTCGGTCTGTTTCTTCATAAAATACTCTTGAAACCCTGGATTCAAGGTGAAATAAAACATATAATATATTTTCCATAACAAGTCAAATAACTCATCCTCAAAACCCGAATAATAAAGTTCAAACCCCCAAAAGAGGGCGCTTTCACTTTGATTCAAGAGAGAAATAAGTAATGCAATTCGAACTTCATCATAAATATACAAATATCTTGTAAAAATAAGTCCACTTTTAGTCATGCCCTTGTCACAGTCCCAGTTCAACACAGTCACTTAATTGTTTTTACTCTTAAACAATTTAAAGAAAAACACTTCAATTTTTTGTTCCCAAACGGGGTTATTTTCTATGATAAATATATAATTGAACTATGGCAGGATGGGTTGAAACCGTAAAACGCGTTTATGAAGAAAACCGTGCGAAAAACCCGTCTTATAAATACAAACAGGCAATGGTGGATGCGAAAAAGGTATACAAGTCTTCGGCGTCTGACAGTTCTACACCATCATCATCATCATCATCCGTTTCTGCCAAAGGAACAAAAACTAGCAAAAAATCCAAGAAGACTGCCAAAAAATCCAAGAAAACCTCCAAAAAATCAAAAACCTCCAAAAGAAAAACCAAAAAGGCTGGAAAAAAGAGACGCGGAAAAAAGGGAGGTAAAAAAGGTGGAAATGATGATGAGGAAATGGAAGATGAAGAAATCGAGTCACCCAAAGAGGGTGAAGACATGAATGAATAGAATCACTACCATTGTTCTCTCTTCAACCCATAAATAAATGTATCAAAGTCTACCATCAGTTTTTGTAAACTACTTCTTTGAAATGGTGGTTCTTCTATCTTCTCTTTTAAAAAAAGAGAGAAACCTCGGAAAAATACATCACGACCTCCAGTTCTCTCCATAAAAAAATAATACAAAACACATAGACCGTATGAATTCCATGTGTTTGACATTTCCAGAATCCGTTCAACAATCACTTCTCTGGTTTGATTGACGAGAGAAAGGAACCCGCCTCTAAGTTCATCAAATATATGTTTATTTTCCGGACTTAAAGACGAAAACTCGGCACCTAACCAAGACAATATTACCTCTTCTATATCTCTCACGGATAAACTCGCGCGTTCATTTTCATTCATAAAACCAAGTAACTTTTGCTCAATTGTATAACCATTCAAATCGTATCCTTGAATTGAATTACTTTTTCTCTCATCATTATTATCTTTCTTCATTAAAAGAGTTTTGTTCAAGTTTCCCAACAAGATGTCACCCGTTAAATTATTAATATGTATACAATCAACAGTTATCCTTGGATAAACAATTCGTTCTTCTTCCAACACCAACATGGCACACAATAAATTTTTGAAAGAGTTTATGATGTTATATTTATAACGTCGAGAGATATTAGTATTTGAAAAAAAGGTGTCAAAATTAACAAAATTATCATCTAGACTCGGATACATCATAATAACATGATAGTCTTCTGCGTTTTTATAGGTTTTATTCATAAATTGAACTCGTTTGACTTTTTCTAATAAATGAAAAAACTTTTTCTCTCGTTTTCTCTCTTTTAAAACAGACGTTACTTTTATTTCATTCGTACAACTTGTGTCAAACTTTCTCAACTTTGTAATATCCTTTTTTTCTTGTTTTTCCTCATCGGCAATAGGTCGGGGTTTTGTTGGATCAACTATAAATATTCCACAGTCTTTTGCGTTTAATTTCATTATCAAATAATATGAATGGTATTTTACAGTATAACAGATATAATAAATTCATGGGTTTATCTTAGCGAAGTTCAACCGTGCTTAGAAAATAACGATTTTTATAAGTCTTTTTAATTTTGTCTTGAATAAAATCAACATCATGAATATTCATTTCATGAAAATGAAGAACTTCCTTTTGTAAAACAACTTTATTTACAGGGTCATTACAAAAGTTCAAAAATGCGATGGAAGGTTTATAATCGGCGTTTTCAATACAATGTTGAATATGCGCATCCATACTTTCGAGTAAATCCTTTCCTACACAAATATAGTCGCGTCTTTCCTTGGGTTTCTTTTTATCCGTTGTCTTTTTTCTAAAATAGTAACGAGCACTTTTAAACATCTTATCCATTACATCACCCCTATACCCCATCATATTCAATCGTTCCGTCTCTTCAGCGATGATTTCCCCATTTTCATCCGTCCAAGTTTTCCACGCTTCCTTGAAATCCTTTCGATTATCGTACTGATGGACTTTGGAAAACTCGAAAAGTAAATCCATAAAGTCTTGTGTAAACTTGAAACGAAAGATATCGATTTCTCTCGGTTCATTGACTTCGTCAAATTCGTAATTTTTTTCCATTCCACTGTTTTCACCGTTTTTGCTCATTTTCAATTAAAGTTTATTTATTATCTTACCTATTCCAATCATAATTTCTTTCAATTTTTTTGATAACTTTAAACAACGCTATCACTACTTTGTATACTCAGTGTAAAGAACAATCCCCTTACAATTTTTATCATCGTTATATTGATTTATCTTGAGATACTCATTCGAAAGTGTGTTTTGTAATATACTACTCAACATATATTTTGTATCATTTTCTTTCAATTCACAAGAAAAGGTTTTGAAATTACAAAGATACCTAGACGCGCGTTCATCATAATAACACATCATGTTTTTTCTTCCTTTACATTCAATAAAGGATTTCATCATGTGTTCGCAGTCTTTATTCATAACTTTGAATAACACTTAAAATATATTTAAACCTTTTATCATGAATTCGCATTTGATTCAACGATTTTCTATAAAAATTGAACTTATTGTATTTATTCTACTATGCCAGAATAAATAAAATGGAAAACGAAATGGAACAACAACAACACCAACAACAATTAGAAAAAGAAGTGGAACCTACCACCATTTTAACAGAAGAAGAACAATATATCCTTGAACTGGATGATATTCAACGAAAAGCATTCCTAATCGCCAAAGAACACTTGGGAACTTCCTTTAATATATTGAGAAGTAACGGGTTTAAAGAATGGAAAAAGTCAAAAAAGCAAAATTGACTCAGTGTCTTTTCCTTCTAGTATTACCTTTTCGTTTGCGTTTTGTCAAGTTTCGCTGTTTTGTTCTCTCTTTGGCAATAAAAATAGAATCAACAATATCTCGTCCACGAATTATATTTGTATTTTTAAAGTCTTCTATCGCATTTAATGTTCTATGTTTTATTTTTTTAGTTTGATTGATAATATTTTCTCTCTTTTTTAAATTATCTTTCTTTGAACCACCAACCTTTGGTCCATGTATTGGAACAGAAGGAATAGACGGAACCAAAGAATTTAAATGACTATCAATTTTATCACTTACACGCTGACCCATGTCATCTATTTTTGAAGTAACATGACTTGAAACCATATCACCAACATTACCAATTGAACCCTTCGCAAGATTTGCGGTTTGGCTAACTTCATCATTCACCTTATCTATCAAGTCTCTCGACGCTTGCACGGTTTCTTTTACCATATCCAAGATTTGATGTGTTGCACGAGAACCATCATTCAAAAGTCTCACTATCGCAACCCCTGGTATTACATCTGCTGCGTCCGACATACTAGAAAAAATCGACTGAAAAAGTTTTGGAGATTTTTCTTCAATAATTGTTTGAATTTTTTCAAACATTTCATTCAACGGAATATCACTATTCAATACTTTATCCAGCGCAAGCATAACTGTTGGATTATTCAAAATTATGTTTTTGATTTGTTGTATTTTATCATCTAAAAAACGTTCCCCTATTCCTACAATTTTGTTTTTTATAGTATTCAGTTCATCGCCAATTTCACCTTCTATACGTTGAATTAGACCTTTTGTAGGTTGTTCTTGTTCTTGATACACACTCATTACTTATAATATACTTATATTATAGCGGGAAACCACGCCTTATGTAGCGGCGGACCCTGCCAGGAACTCCTTTTTAAAATCACTAAAACTATAACCCAAATTTTTATCCAACACCTTTTTATCCACCTTTTTCAAAAAAGAATAATTCACCAATTTACCCTCACATGAATAATGATTTGCATGTTCTTTTATAATCATAGGTTCCTTCTCCGTCTTTTTGGAAGAATTATTTTGGTTTGGTTGTGCACCTCCTCCCTTTTTGATATCTACAACCACCGCACTTTTAGTCACTGTATTATAATTTTTGAATTTGGTAAATACACTCTTTTTATCCTTATCCTTATCATTATTTTTGTCGGTGTTATTGTCCTTATCATTGGTTATCGTCGCAGATATATCCGGTTTATTATCTTCAACAACAACCGTCGTCGGGTTCTCAACAGAAGCACTTGCTCGTTTTAATTCTTCATCCATATCCACAAATAACGACTTACAATTATTCATAATAACATACTTACGTCCAACTACTTCTAAATAACGATAAGGAATAGAAGTATCAGAAAAATATGTGAATGTTTCTCTGTCATGATTATAATACATAATCACATTTCCATGTGGTGTATGCTCCATAACAATCGAATTCTTGAAATTTTTGAGTTGTTCTTCCGTTAAATCCACCTTTTCCATGGAACGAAACTTTTCCAAATATTTGTCCTCGTATTTTATTTCTGGTTTCTCTTCCTTTTCATCTTCCTCTTCCGTTTTTTCAACCTTTATCTCATCATCAATAAAAAAACGGTCAAACCATAACATTGTTTTGGTTACCAAAAATAAAAACAAAAAACAGGTAAATACAACACAGTAATTATAATATGTTTCAGTTTGTTCGCATTCCTCATCCATTATATGATAATGTTCATAATCAACTTGTTCTATACTACCATCCAAATATAAATTAACTTCTTCGTTCATTACATTCCTTTTTATGTAATTTTTATATCTTTTTACAATAATAGTTGTTTACGTTGGTTCTCACTTTTTTTGTATATTCACTGCCCTCAAATCAAACAATGTCTGTATCTCTTCACTCAAGTCACAACATTTAATCAAGTCATAGGTTCGTCTCTTATTATTTGGATGTAAGCGAACCAAATAGAGCGCCGTAATAGTTTTACCATACTTTCTCTCCAAAACTGCCTTATAGGTATTCAATTGGAGAGAATAATGCCAATAGTTGGAGTCGGGTAAATGACTAATTTCTTCTGTAATGGCGTACTTATCAAAACCAGCACCTTTACTAATATCCTTTGCACGCTTCCAGTCATAAATCATCAATGTACCATCCGGGTTTTCATAGACCATATCAATTGAACCAGCCAACTTCAACTCCTCATCATAAATCATCCATTCTGTTCTATACGGTTTTAAGTCAGGGAAAGTCCTCACAAATTCAAGAAAATACTGCCATTCATCGGTTGCGTTCGGAGGAAGAACCCCCGCCGCCATTTTTTCATTATAATTCCGCAACAAGTCCGCGTGAGTATAACCAGGGGGTAGATCGGGTTCATTCATAAAACACTCAATATCAAAGTGTAAGTTGGTTCCCGCCCCACTCACACTTTCCGCGTTGGCCTTCCATTGCGCCTTGATTTCCTCCGCAGTTTTCCCCCAATACTTGTTTTCAGGGTTCCAGTTTTTTCCCGCCATCATCCCAGCAATGACCGCGTCTGCGTCAAAATGAGAGAAATGACTATGATTCCATGTAGTCACCGATGTATAACTACTATCTGGGTCTGTAGTAATGGTATATTTATGTGTGGGCTCATCAAACACAAGATGAGAGTCACGCTCATGCGTATTAATACCAGATAAAACGGGTAGTAATACGGAAGGTTGTATAAGTGGGTTTTCCATTATAACGCTCTTTTATTTGTAGTTATGTCTTTAAATAGAAAATATAATCAATTTTTAATTCAAAATTTAAGGGTTTTCTTGATTCGGATAGTAAATATATACCTTCACTCCTTGATTCGCACCAGAATTGGGATTTGTTTGAACGAGTGAACTATCCAACACTCTGAGAGAACAAGTCGCGCAGTAAGCAACACCACTACCAAACGGAGCAATAAATTGTATTTCCGCAAAACTGGAACCTCCTCGTAAATATGCATAGTTCGCATTGGTTGAACCAGAGTTTGTTGTATTATAACACCAATACTGCCGACCATGAGGTGCATAACCAGAACTTGTTGAATTATAGTTTGTCAACCCTGTATAACTATTCAAAACATCGGCAGTAACATTCGGATAATAAACACCCCAATATTGCACAAAACGTTTTGGAAACAACTTAATCACACCCGAACACTCACCATACAAGTTTGACGGTGTTATTGTCGAAGGACAGTTATCAAAGAATATCTTATATTCCACTGATATACTATCATTATATGTGCTTATACTACCTTCTGGAAATGATTGTAAATCTATCCATAAATTGATAGACGAGTATGTAACGTTTGAAAAATACTGACCTGCATAACCTCCCGTATTATATGGGTTTGTCAACCCCGCATTTGGACATGGTGCTAATTGTGTATTCACCACAAAACTATTCGCAGACGAACTCGCTGAACCAGCTGCACTATATTGTTTCGTTCCATCTGGAAATTCCAAATAATTTGTTCCAGATGTTCCACTCATCACAATATTTCCACACACATCCATGTTTCCCAATGTGTCTATCCCCAAAACTTGGTTTCCTGTATTTTGATACGACCAACCTAATGATGTATTCGGTTCAACATCAAAAACCATACAATCCGATAATACCGAATAATAAACTAGTCCTAATGCATCTCCTGTGGAAGATAACCATTGTACTGAATTCGAACTCGTTCCATCTGTAGTAAAGTTAATATTATTTACACATGATAAAATTCCATAATTATCAATCGCAAATACTTGTGTGTTATTTGTTCCCACAAAAGACCAACCATTGGTTGTATATGAATCCGTTGAAAAATACATGGTACTACTTTCACATGTAATAGAACCCAAAGTTGTCGTAGTTGTTCCATCCGTATAAGTCCAATATAAAAAGTTATTACTTCCTGATATTGGCGTATCTGTGTTCAAAGTCAAGTTCCCATTTGAGGTAACATTTGTATTAACGTATAATGAACCACCAACATTTGTATTTCCATCATTATCAATCCCAAATACTTGTCCTGTTTGGTTCAAAAAACTCCACCCATCGGTATTATCTTGATTCGTAAAACACATTTTATTATTTCCACAACCGATATAACCTAATACATCGGTCAATGTTGGTCCCGTCCAACTTATAGAAGTATTTGTTACGGGTGTAGCAGCGTTCAATGTGAAACTACCATTGGTTTCAATCCCCTGATCCACTGTTAAAAACCCACCAATACTTAAATTTCCAGAAAAGGACAAGTCTCCGCTGAAATTTATTGAACCATCCACTGTTAATGATCCAGTGACCTCTAAGTCACCTGTATATACTCCATTTACCAATTCATCGCCATTTTGAAAATAAACTCCACCTAAATTCAAGATTGAACTTCCACTCAAATCCAAATGACTATTGGATACAATCTTACTATTGAGTAGTCCTAAAGTATTTGAAATTGTGGAGTTATCTATATTGGAGTAATGACTTCGCGTAATATTATTTCTAGGTGCGTAGTTCAATCCTCCAAATTTTCGAAATGATGACATAATAATAATAATAATTATATAAAATTCATAATTATTATTTTTAGCAGAGAACCCAAACCCGGTTTATTTATAAGCAACATTATCCACCGGGAACCCAGTAATGTTATAACAGTTTTTCATCAAGAAATCTTATCATGGGAAAAGGTGAGGAATTAGGATTCCCCCAGCATTATCCACCGGGAACCCAGGAATATTACAACAGTTTTTCATCAAGAAATCTTGTCATGGGAAAAGGTAAGGAATTAGAATTCCCCGAAGGGCGGGGAGGGGGCAAGGGGGAACCCCCGGTTCCCCCTATTTATAAGATGTTGGATAAACTCGTAGACCCATTTCCCTACTAAGTTGAGAACTTGTTATACAAGTTTGGTTTACCATTCTTGTCAATGTCTTCACTTGATTTTCAAGACTTTGTATTCGCTCTATATATTCACTCTCTTTGGAACCATCATGATAATAGACATTCGCAACATTCATTAAAGAAGTTCCGCCAATATCCAAGTGACTTTGAGAAACAATTTTGGAATTCAAGTCTCCAAAAGTATTTGTAATATATTGTTTATCCGCAATACTTGTTCCATTTCTTACAATATTATTCTTAGCATTTCTACCCAATCCTCCATATTTTCGGAAAGACATCTTATATACAGTCGTGAATATTATTTATGATATTACACATTTGATTGAATGTTATATTATTGGTAAACATTACACGGTGTAAACTTTACTTATTTGAATAACGAAGTTGGATAACAATGATAGAAATCACTTTGAATATTATCCTTTACGAATCAAAATAAACTAACAAAAAATAATATTTATCATTATTATAAAATGTCAAACGGAGGGAAAACAATTTACTATGGTGGAGGAGATTTAAATAGTAATAGTTATACATCAACTTGTGGAGTTATTTTAGAAAACAAAGCACAATTAATATTTGATCCATTAAACACTAGTAAAGGTATTGTTTTTGCGGATGGAACTACTCTTTCATCCGCAAACGGTGCGGTCGGTCCTACAGGTCCTGCTGGTTCTCAGGGTTCTGCTGGCGCAAAAGGTGATACGGGTCCCGCTGGTCCTGCTGGTTCTCAGGGTCCTGCGGGTCCTGCAGGTTCTGCGGGTTCTGCGGGTTCTGCGGGTTCTGCCGGCGCAAAAGGAGACACGGGTCCCGCTGGTCCTGCAGGTCCTGCGGGTTCTACGAGTGCAAAAGGTGATACTGGTTCGGTGGGTCCAACTGGTTCTGCTGGTGCAAAAGGTGACACAGGTCTAGCAGGTCCAACCGGCGCAAAAGGTGACACCGGTATGGCAGGTCCAACGGGCGCAAAAGGTGACACTGGTCTAGCAGGTCCCACGGGTTCCGCAGGTCCCGCTGGTTCTCAAGGTCTAGCAGGTTCTCAAGGTTCTACCGGCGCAAAAGGTGATACGGGTCCAATTGGTCCAGCTGGATCTGCCAAACTGTCAGGCAATGTAGTTATAGATTCACCCACAACATTTGATGTTAGTGGTGTTTCTTTAAATTTTAACACAAATAGTAATTATGGTAGTTTAATTTATTTTATAAGTCCAAAAACAGGTTCAAATGACAAACCAACCGTTGTTTTTAACTGTAACGTTCAATTTAATGGATACATAGTTTCTGGCGCAAGTAAATGCGTTGGTTCAAGTAGTACCGACACTGCTTTAAACATTATTGGTGACATAAATACAAGTGGTGTTATGAATTCGGAAGTTTCATGGAAAACGTAAATAAGTAAAAAAAAATAATGTTACTATGCTGAATGAACAAGTGTAAGAAAATAAT